AGATCAACACAGAACTAGACAGAATCAAACACCTAGCTAACATCCAATAATAAAACCTCCACATTACCAATAATAGTAGTAGACAACTGATAAATATAGTTGTATATTATGTACTATATGTCTAATATACATTTAGGCAAATTAAGGCAACTTAAAACTAACAAACATAGGCACACAAGGAGGCTTACATTATGGCATCATTAGCTGAAATAAGGGCGAAGTTAAAATCTCAAGAAGTGAATCGCTCCACTTCCAACACAGGCGGAGACAACGCCATTTATCCACATTGGAACATAGCAGAAGGATCAGAAGCAGTAATCAGATTCTTGCCCGACAAGGATACAACAAATACATTCTTCTGGACTGAGAGAAACATGATCAAATTACCTTTTGCAGGTATTAAAGGTCAGACTGACTCTAGACCAGTACAGGTACAAGTACCGTGTATGGAGATGTATGGCAAGACTTGCCCAGTACTGACGGAAGTTAGACCATGGTTCAAAGACAAGAGCATGGAAGATATGGGCAGAAAATATTGGAAGAAGAAAAGTTACATTTTCCAAGGTTTTGTTACAACAAATCCGTTAGCAGAAGACTCAACACCTGAGAACCCGATCAGAAGATTTATCATCGGACCTCAGATCTTTAACATCATTAGAGGAGCATTGATGGATCCAGAGATGGAAGAAATGCCTACTGATTATGTGAAAGGTGTTGACTTCAGGGTCACTAAAACAACCAAAGGTGGTTACGCTGACTACTCAACATCAAAATGGTCAAGAAGAGAAAGAGCTCTGGAAGAAGCAGAAAGAGCCTCTATCGACAAACACGGGTTACACAACCTGGGTGACTTCAGACCAAAAGAGCCAACTGACGCAGAGGTTAAAATAATCAAAGAATTATTTGAGAAATCTGTTGAAGGTGAAGCTTATGATCTAGAGCAGTATGGACAGTACTTCAGACCGGCGGGCATGGCTTACCAAGCTAAACCTCAGGTAACAGTACCAACAGCATCGGCTCCGGCGGCAACGCCAGTGGCAGAAGCGGCTCCTACAGCGGCACCTGTTACTGAATCTGCACCAGCACCACAACCAGAGGCGGCACCAGCAGTGGTGGCTCCAGCGGGTGATAGTGCCAAGCGAGCAGAGGACATCCTGAAGCTGATCAGATCAAGACAAGCAAAATAATCTGACATTTTACCAAGGCCCTGACATTGACGTTAGGGCCTAGGTATGTTAATATATTAATATGAAAAAGAAAATACAAATAGCTGTTAACTGGATCTTGTACAAACAAATACCTGCATGGGTGTTGATAGTAGCAATTATCCTTTGGATGGTATTATAAGGAAAACAAAATGACAAAAGTATTTGACGCAACAAAGTTTAGAAAGAGTATCACGAAATCAATCCAAGGATTAGGTGTAGGATTCAGCGATCCCACTGATTGGATCAGCACAGGAAATTACGCATTAAACTATTTGATGACCGGTGATTTCAACAAAGGAATTCCGTTAGGTAAGGTTACTGTGTTTGCAGGAGAATCAGGAGCAGGTAAATCATACATAGCCGCAGGAAACATAATCAAGAATGCACAGGAGCAAGGTATATTTGTTATACTTGTTGACACAGAGAATGCATTGGATGAGAAATGGTTACAGGCATTAAAAGTAGATACATCGGAAGAGAAACTTCTAAAATTAAGTATATCAATGATAGACGATGTAGCTAAAACTATTTCAGAGTTCATGAAAGGTTACAAGGAAGCACACGCAGACGACAAAGAAGGTGCTCCAAAAGTATTATTTGTAATTGATTCATTGGGCATGATGCTCACACCAACAGACGTTAATCAATTTGAAGCAGGCGACATGAAAGGTGACCTAGGTAGGAAACCCAAGGCATTAACAGCACTTGTGAGAAACTGTGTGAACATGTTTGGTTCATGGAACGTGGGACTTGTAGCAACCAACCATACATACGCATCACAGGATATGTTTGACCCAGATGATAAAATATCAGGCGGACAAGGGTTTATCTATGCCAGTTCAATTGTTATCGCAATGAAAAAACTTAAATTAAAAGAAGATCTTGATGGTAACAAAGTCACAGACGTGAGAGGTATTAGGGCGGCTTGTAAAGTCATGAAGACAAGATATGCCAAACCGTTTGAAGGTGTGCAGGTCAAGATTCCATACGAAACAGGAATGAACCCGTACAGTGGACTAGTGGACCTGTTTGAGAAGAAAGGTATACTTGTACAGACCGGAAACAGACTGAAATATATCGATAAAGCAGGCAAGGAACACATCGACTTCAGGAAACAATGGATTGGTGATAAATTAGATATGCTAATGGCAGACTTCAAAGAATCCACAGACTTTGCTGACAAGGAACAAGTTCCAGCAGTAGAGTTAGCAGAAGTGATTGAAACGAAGCCAAAAGCAAAAACTAAAAAAGCAGAACCAATCATAGAGAAGGAATAGATGATAGACTTTGATCACGCTGACATTGAACGTTTGTGGAACTCCATTATACATTACGTTCCTGAACGACAGAGATTAGACATGGCGATCGACTTACTCAAGAGTCTAGAGGACATTGGGGTGGATCATGAGGTACTCAAAGGATCTGCAGAACTTGATCCAAAACTAGAGGAAGCTGTTAAAACCGTGTTCGAGGAAGATGAATCCGAAGACGTAGGTTACGGCGATACTGATGAATGATAAATTGGTACAACGAAGTCAGCAGGAACCTAGCTAAGATACCAGACTGTGTGGCATACTTTGACAACGAGTTGCTTGAAGCGAGGAAACAGTGCAAGATATACGGTAATCTGGAAAGGGCCAGTGCGTCACTGCCAGGCATAGTCGAGGAAAGATTCAGCCAACTGCAACAACTGGAAGCCATACTCGAATACCTAAACATAGAATTGAGAAGACTGAGATCCAAGACCTTCAGGAAATTCCTAGAGAACTACAACAAATTATTAAGCAGTAGAGATGCAGAGAAATACGTGGACGGGGAGGACGATGTGGTCGACATGACCAAGATCATCAATGACTTTGCACTGATAAGGAACCAATGGTTAGGCATCACCAAAGGGTTGGACCAGAAGCAATGGCAGATAACGAACATAGTCAAACTGAGAGTGGCGGGGATGGAAGATGCCGACATCAGCTAGAATCATATTAACCGACGTTGACGGAGTACTGCTGGAATGGGAACGCCATTTCACCAAATGGATGCAACTACGATCATACTTCGACGAACACGGTACCAGGAACTATCCCTACAAGCTAGTAGACACAGGACAGGATGACTACGAGATGGCCAACAGATTTGCGGTCAGCAAGAATGTGATCAGACAGGAGATCAGGGAATTTAACAGGAGTGCTTGGATGGGCACACAGAGACCAATGTTTGAATCGCAGACATGGGTGAAACTGCTACACGCCGAAGGATGGACCTTCGTACCAATAACATCACAGACTTCAGACATACCCGCACAGGAACTGCGTAAGAAGAGATTGGGAGAACTGTTTGGAGAACACGTGTTCACAAATTACCACATACTAGGTACAGGAGCGGACAAAGATGGGGCATTAGCTGACTTCCACGATACCGGGCTGTATTGGGTCGAGGACAAGCCTAAGAACGCACTAGCAGGGCTCTCCTACGGTTTAAAGCCTATATTAATCGACCATCCATACAACAGAGATTTTAATCACCCCGACATCATACGTGTAAATAATTGGAAACAGATACACGAGATTTTGTGCAAATGAAAATATACGTAGGTTGGGATTCCAGGGAAGATATATCATACCAGGTGTGTGAACACTCGATCAAGCGTAGAGATCCTGATGCAGAAGTGGTTCCACTAAAACAACACGTGATGAGAGAACAAGGAACCTATACTAGAGCAATAGATAAACTTGCCACAACGGAATTCACATTTACTAGATTCTTCGTGCCATACCTGAACGACTACAAAGGATGGGCGGTGTTCTGCGACTGCGATTTCCTCTGGAAGATCCCTGCAAAAGAACTTGAACAGTACTGCGATGATTCCAAGGCCGTGGTCTGTGTGCAACACGATTACACCCCCGAAGAAGGATCAATCAAGATGGATGGACAAGTACAAACAGCATACCCAAGGAAAAACTGGAGCAGTATGGTACTATGGAATTGTGCCCACCTAAAAAATAAAATACTAACACCAGAATTATTAAATGCACCTTCGACTACAGGAAAGTTTTTACATAGATTCAGTTGGTTAGATGATTCGGATATCGGTAGCTTACCACATGAATACAATTGGTTAGTTGACTGGTACAAGGAACCTAAAGACGGCAAACCCAAGATACTACACTACACAGAAGGTGGACCATGGTTTGACGGTTACAGAGATTGCGAGTATTCCGATGACTGGAAGAAGGAAGTGATCAATCTATTCTCAGCATAATGAACTGGGAGAAACTAAAACCTGATCACTACTACAAAGACCCCGTCGAACACATCTATTCCCAGACCATATTTGACCAACAAGAGTACGACGAACTGTACGAGAATCAAAACAATCTCGAACACCATGTATGGCAGGAGTTTGACAAGAAGTATAAAGTAGGATTTGAATTCAAGGAACATTTTACAGAAATTGATTTCAACAAGGAAATAATTTGCCTATGGTGCTTTAAAGAAAGATCAAATAACACAGCGTCCTACATACAACTAGGCGACAAACAATTGACTTACCTCCCAAACACATTTCTAATCACAAAATCAAAAAAAATATCCTTTGTTGAAACGAAAAAGAAATACATCAGATATCCTTTAGTGCAATTAGATCTAAAGAATGAACAGTTCGAAAATATTGTAAAAAGATTCAGATAACTACAGCTATAAGTTATGCAAAAAAAGAATCATAAGACTAGAATGCTAGAGTGGATTGAACAATTAGGACTGATAGTAGTGCAGTCTGAGATCAAACCATACGGTCCCGGCACGAGGAGATACATGGTCGGTAAACACACGGAACAGCCCAAACACGATGCATGGCAAATGCCAAGTGGCAAATGGGCATCAACGGCAGGAGTCCAAGAATGGCTCACACCGGAACCACTGGATGGTCCTGCGTTAGAGAAATGGTTAACAGAATATGCAAAATAAGAAAATTGAAATATTAGGAACAAATGCAGAGATACCCAAAAAGATCAAAGGGTGGAATCACACATTCCAACTGGCCAAACCATACGTAAAAGAGAACGGGATTGGCATAGATGTTGGTTGTAGAGAAGGTGGATTCGCTAGGGAGATGGAAAACGATTTCACACACATACACTGTTTTGATTTCAGAGACAAGAAAAAAATGTTTGAGAAAAATGTAATAGACATGAATAAATTTACGTATCACGTGTGCGGTATAGGTCAAAAAGAAGGAATAGCGTTTACAACAAGCCATAAAGTAGGTAGGATAAAAGATGGTGGCAGTGTTGCAATACCTATAAAAACCATTGACTCGTTTGAACTAGAAAATGTTACGTTTATCAAATATGACATTGAGGGGTACGAGTTGAAAGCACTGAAAGGTTCAGAACAAACTATTAAAAAGCACAGCCCGGTTATTGTTATAGAACAAAACAGAGGCAACGCCCATGCACAAGAACTTCTAGAATCCTGGGGCTATACGTGTAAAGGTATAGACAAAGTGTTTAATCAAGATTATATAATGGTGAAAGAATAATGTATCAACCGATCCCACTACCCACATCGATAGCATTTGAACCTATCAATTTATGTAACGCAAAATGTTTTTGTTGTCCATATACTACACTGAGTGAAGACAAAACCTATCACGGAAAAGCGATGAGCCAGGAACAGTTGGGAACACTGCTACATGACTATGGAGCACTCATAAAAAAATATAAAGTAAAAGATTACACGTGTGCCATTAACCCATGGAGATACAGTGACCCACTAGTACAACCTGATTTAGAATATATTATGTCATTATGTGAACATTACAAAATTAAAGTTGGACTTTGCACCAACGGTGTGTCGTTTACTAAAAAGCAGTGCGAAATCTTAAACAAGTACATACACCTAACGGGAAATATCCACATGAGTGTTATAGGACACACAGAAGATGAACTGTGGGAATTCATGAAGATCAAGAAAAGCAAAACACTCGAAAGTCTGCAATTTGTGAAGGACCACTACCCAGAGCTTTCTAAAAGAATAAGAATTGGTGTTAAACATAAACAACAATCGTTAACTGCAAGTCCATCGGTTATTAAAGAATACCAAGACGTCACACTAGGCAAAGTAAAATCTAAGAGTAACTGGGTTGAAAATAGGATGGGCGATGGGGACGGCAATTGGAAAACACCATACGATGCACCTATAACAGAAAAATCGTACATGAATGGATGTGCCATGGGCGGTGGACGTATACTTAGACAGATGGAAATTTTAGTAGATGGCCAGACCGTGCTTTGCTGTGATGATGCTGATGGAAAAACAAACTACGGTAATGTATTCGAGATAGGAATCGAAAGTGCATGGAACAATTTACAAAAAGAACATACGTTGATATACGATAAAAAGTACTCCGATGATAAGAAGGATTTAATCTGTAATACATGCTCTAGGGGAAAGTTTATAGGAAAATGGACGCCAGGCATGGAGGCAAAACTTGTATCTAGGCAAGAGGACGTGGTCAGCAAAATAGGAAGTATGTAACATGATAGGCAATCATTTTCTAGATAAATGTCTCGACAGTGAAACTATAAGTGATCCATGGTCACACCAAATAATCAACGACACACTGCCACAAGAAGATTTTAATACTTTAAGGAAGGAATGTGAAGAGTTAGATATCCCAAAAGATAAACTTGTTCACATACATCCAAAAGAGTTTAGTAGTCATAACATATCATTCTACGATCAGATACACAGCATAAGCAAGAGTATAAAAAACAATGCTAGATCATTATGTGACAAATATCCGGACCATCGATGGTTTAAAAATTTGGCTGTGAATGCTCATATATCCATTACCCCTCCACTGCCGTGGAAGTTTTACATACACCAGGAAGGCTTAGAAAAAATTTGGAGCAGTGTGACATATATTACTCCAGAAGTGAACGTGGGGACCAAGATGTATTCAACACAGAACGAAAGTTCTTTGACCAAAGAAGCAGAATGGAAACCTAACAGCACTTTCATATTTTGCGGACAGCAAGGTAAGACTTGGCACAGCTATGAAAGTGATCAAACAGAACAGAGAGTAACATTGAACTTGTTCCTTATGAAAGATAATAATAAGTGTTTTTATAGAGACTAATTAATAAGTTTTTCTCTTAACGCAGTGACGTCTGCTTGAAGGTGTCGGCCCTTTACTTTCTCCCATACAAAAACATCTCTCCATGGTATTCTAAAAGTCTTCCGGATCTGTTGCCCTGCATCGTCACTTATTATTTTTTTTGCCTTGAATTCCACTGTTGGCAGGTACAGACATCTGTTGAGCGTACGAGCAACTTTCTGTGTGTACGTATCAACGTACCAGTGCCAGAAGAAAGGCGGTGCGAGGTAACCTAACGTGTTCGTCCAGTTCTTGTGTACAGCAAAGTGTGCCGACGGCAATGGAGAATCTCCCCACAACGTGGGTTCATGAAAGTCCAATGCTTTTGTCCCTTTCATTCTGCCATCCGTTGGTACCACCATTAATATCTTGTCTTCGTACTTGTTGATTTGATCCACAATCTTCTGATCCCAATCTTTGGTCAGCACTTGTACATCATCGCCCATCAACATGACAACATCATGTGACGCTTTGTCGCACATCAGATTCCAACTCCAGCAAGTGGATTGGTTTGCTCCAATCTCATAATGTTTTTCGTCCAGCAGATCTCGGTACTGCTCTAATTTTGGATCATCGTCGTTGAGGTAGAAAAGAAACTCTGTTTCTCCTTTCTGTGTTTCTGTTGCAGTGTCTACTAGTCTTTTTGCCAGCTCAGGCCTGCCCCTCGATGGACAACAGAATGAAATCATATCAGTTTGTTCTTCCAAGTTTCGGGTGTCTTGTCGTTGATGATTTCTAACGGTAAGTGATATTGGAACTTCTTCGTGCCTCTAATTCTTATGTATTCAGCAGTCTTCCTGACAGACTGTCTCATGTCAGTTGCTGTGCTGTAACCTAGCAGTTTCCTTGCTTTGTCTGACGAACACACTGCCAGTTTGACTTCCTTAGGTCTATCCTTGTGATGTATAGGATCTAAATTTATACCGGTCTCGTTAGCACAAGCTTCTGCTAACTGATTGATTGTGATAGGTTCCTCATCCGGTCCTATGTTGATTATTTCACCGACCACATTGTCCTGGAATGCAAGTGCATTCAAACAATACAAGCAATCATCGATATAACTGAAACATCTTTGTTGCATGCCATCTCCGTAAATGATTGGTTGTTTACCCTGCAACATCCTGTTCAACATTATAGACATAACGTTCCTGAATGGATCATCATACTTCTGCCTCGGTCCAACTATGTTGTGCGGCACAGCAATAACATACTCCACTCCGTGTGTTTCGCATAAATTTCTCAACACGTCTTCCCCGGCCTTCTTTGCGATACCATAGGGATCCTGTGGACGACATTCATAATCTTCTCTGTACGGCATCTCATCATGGTGACCGTATCTCGCCATGCTTGAACAATACACGATACGTTTAACTTTGTTTCTTATTGCCGCTGTAATGGTTGTAACAGACGCTTCAAAAATATTCCTAGTGACAAGCACTGGGGAGAATACGGATAGCCCTTCATATGCAGTTGCGGCGGCATGATACACTATGTCACAGCCTTCCATGGCCTTGGTCATGTTCTCTAGATCACAACAGTCCACTTGATGGAATTCAACATCCTGTGGTACGTTGTCCGTGTATCCACCGATCATGTTGTCATTGCCGGCAACAGTGTGACCTTGTGAGATCATTAGATCTGCTAGGTGTGATCCTAGGAACCCTGCTACGCCTGTTATAAAAATCTTCATTTTGAATATTTAAGTTAATTTATGTACGATAGAAAACTTTATCTGGCCAGTGCTCCAACAACAACTTGAAACCTAAACTCTCTATGTGTTTTTCCACATCGATGTTATTGCTACCATATTTTTTGGTGTTGTTATTAAGTTCTATCATGAGGTACTGTGTGCCGGCCAATGTGTTGTTGGCCCCTTTCAGCACTTCCATCTCGTAGCCCTCGACATCTATCTTGATCAAGTCCACATTTTCATATGCTAGACTGTCAAGTGTGACCATCCGGATGTCACCTTCTTTCTCCACCCTCTTTGCCTGGGTGAAGTCATCTTCCGTGAGAGATACGTGTTTTATTTCAGATCCCACCGCTTCTTGTCTGGGATCACAGTTGATAGTGCAGTTACGTTGTAGGCATGCGAAGTGCACCTTGTCTGGTTCAAATGCTATCACTTTTTTCGCAAATGGTTCCATGGCCTTTGCCCATGTGCCACACCATGCACCTACATCTATAACCGTCTTGAATTTCTTGTTCTGTGTTTGACAATAAGCTAGGAATTTCAACAGACATTTGTTCTGCGTGAATGGTTGTCCCGACTTCCATTGCTCTAGGTGTATGTCGTTGCTGGGTACCCAGAATCCGTTTACTTTCTCTATGTTCATAGTATTCCCTTGTCCAACAGTATCTCCACTGCCGTGCCATTAGCAAACTCCTCCGGCGTGAACTGTTGATATGCAAGACTGTATAGCCATGGTTCTGGACCTCCGTAGTATGGATTCTCTATGTCAGATAGTTCTATGCCTGCAACATCTACGGCAAAACTTTTTTCATGGCAGAACACAGGCACACCCTCACACATGGCCTCCACGGCCGCGATGCTACAACTTGTCACCACACACCATGCCTCTTTGAGGTCCTCTGATAGAGGTACCTTCGCCTCACTCGGTCCTGATGTGCCCCTGCCCCTGGGCTTGTGTCGAACTTTGATAGGCCTGTCAGTGTATCTTTTGATCTGTTCTATTGTCTCTGTGGTCCAGTTTGGCCTATCCAGATAGTCGTGTATGCCGGAGGAGCTTGGACAAACTAATATGTGCTTGCCAGCGAAGTTCGGAGCTTTTATCTTCATTCCAAATTTCTCAAATCTATCTGCTTTACAATCCTTGAGAAACGTTGCATGTATTTGATTCTTGCATATACGCCAATAGTGATTGTCTGGCTTTAGGTTGTTGTTATCAAATCTTCCAAAGTAAGGAGTATCGGTGAACCAGTAATTGTGATTACGTGCTTCAAGTTTCTTGACCATGGCTCTGTTGTTACCAACAAATCCCCAAAACATAGAATTGCTTACCGGATCTACTTCAACCTTGTTGTCTAACTTTGTGATCTGATCGGGCCATGATTTTTCAACACTGTTGAATACTTCCCACGCTTTACTATTTTTATTACTAAATGGTGCGTAAATTGTTAGCATCTATAAAATCCTGTAGTTGTTGTGCCCATTGTGTATGTCCTTCGTTTGATGGATGAGGATCATCTTTCGAAGCAATTAAATTCTTTTCTTGAATGAATTCCAACTGACTTTTCTCTGGTCTAAAGAAACGACTCTTGTCTATAGCATCTGCCATTGTTTTGAAATCTGATATCGATGTGTCAACATAGTTTGGCAATGAGTTGAACATCACATATGGAATCTTATTGGCAACAAAATAATTTTGCATATCTAATACGTTATCTAAAAATTGCATGATTAAATTATTTTCAATATCCCACCCATTCTGCTTTTTAACAAATTCGATGTTATCTGTTAATTTCCATGTACGCCACGTCAGGTCCATGTCTGGGATCCTTCCTTTTTTCCAGCCATCATTGGTCACGTAATCATTTCTCATCATACTAGACCATCCAATCACAGCAAAAAAGTTTTCTTGTTTATGCTGTTCACACCATAGCTTTGTAGTAAAACTTATCCTGCCATTGCCTCGCCCTCCCATTGCTAGATTGGCTAATTCCATGCTGTACTTTTCAGCAAGTATTTTTGTGGTAAAGGTGTCCACACCGTCTTTTGGACGAGGTGTAAGGAAACTACAACCATTAGAAAATATCTTGGACATACTGCTATTTTATAGTATAATTATTATAAATGCAAACGGTAAAAAATATCACGGACATTAAGTATTTCTTAGAAAAATTTGAGACCATGGATCAAGGGTACAATTACCAAGTAGAATATCATACCAATGCTGAGAGCTCATTCACTTCATTACCAACATTTGTGGCAGAATTCAACAACTGTTCCGTAAACAGTTGTCCTGTGCTCGTCACAGAAGACAGACACCTGATAACGACCCACGTGTGGAACTTGACACACAAGAGCCGGAACAAACCACACAAGACACACGGCCTATGGACCACGTGGGGAGACACAGTCGATCTAGAGATGCCGGCCGTGACCAAACAGTTCAACGATGAACACAAGTACGTATGGTTGCCCATTGACGAGGACAGCACTGCCAACCCATGGCACATAATGATAGATGTTATATCCAAGTTCCGACTTGTGGAAAAAAGATGGAGTACTATTTTCACTGAGTATGTTTTCATACTTGCCAATCCCAGCACGTACTTTGATAAAATAGCTAAAGAATTATTCCCCGAGTTAAAGTATTACGTCATGCCCAAAGGTGAAACTTGGAGATTCAAACACCTAATAGTGCCTTCGCTGAGCAATCATCATGATGGTGTATTGACCCCACCCCTCGCACCGTGGCTGAGACATTTCAAAGGGAAGTACCAAAAATCCAACACACAACACAGGAAGATATACGTCGAGAGGCAAGGATCAATCACAAGAAATATTAACAACCACGATGAATTATTACTTGCCCTAAAAGGCTGGGAATCAGTCAAGCTGGAAACAATGTCTATAGCAGACCAAATTAAAACGTTTTCAGAAGCTTCACACATACTAGCCCCACACGGTGCGGGACTGGTTAATTTATTATGGTGTAAAGGGGGGACCAAGGTCATAGAAATACAAGACGGCAACATGGTCGGCAAGAAAGTGTACCCTGTGCTTTCACACATGCTACAACTGAAACACGAGCTTTACATCGCACCTACCCTTCCAGTAAAGACAGAAGGAAAACAAAAACCCAAAGGTGTTAAGAGATTCAACGACTTGATCACTTTTGATATAAACATTCCTGACCTACTCGGACATCTAGATTAATTTTGGTAAATTGTGTCGTGGTAATGCAGAGAACTTAAATATCATTAATGAAGATCAAGGTGATCACATCCTACAAACCGGGCACATGGAAATCGTTTGCAAGACGAGGAATACACTCGATGGCCGAACAATTTCCAAAAGAAATAGACATAGTGATGTATTGTGAGGAATCGCAACCAACAGATGTTGACGCTAGAATCAAATGCATAGACCTTAACACGGAAGAACCTGAACTATTTAATTTCAAAAACAAATACAAAAACGATCCTGTAGCAAATGGTAAAATGGAACAAGTAGATGGAGGAGTAAGAAGATCCCCGGACTTGCAAGGACTAGATAAAGATAAAGATTCTTTCCTGTGGGACGCTGTGAGGTTTTCAAACAAAGTTTTTTGCATAGTCAATGCAGTACGTAACTCCAACGATTATGATTATGTCCTGTGGATTGATGCCGACACATTTACTTTCAGACCTGTACCGTTAGATTTTTTCTCAGAATTATTGCCCGCGGATACCATGCTGACTTATTTGGGACGTGAAAATCCAACACTCAACGACGGAGGAGTATACCCGGAGTGTGGATTCGTTGGTTACAATTTAAATCATCCTGAGATGCAGAATTTTATAGATGATTGGGAGCAACTCTACACAACAGGAAATGTATTTAAAATACTAGAATGGCACGACTCATTTGTGTTTTGGCACCTATCAAAAATTTATAAAGAACAAAGAAATATTACAGTCAACGATATAGGATACAACAAAGGAGTTAAAGGCCATCATGTGTTCATCAACAGTGAACTGGGACTGTACATGGATCACTTTAAAGGCAAAAGAAAACTGGCAGGAACTAGTGCCAAGAATGACTTTCGTGTAAATCCTAATCCAACTATCAATGTACACGACATCGACTACTGGAAGAATGTTCCATCAACATGAATATAACCAAGGAGAAAAACTAAATGAAAAAAATTGCTTTTGTAACAGGTATGACAGGACAAGATGGTCCTTACCTAGCAAAACATCTGTTAGAGAATGACTACAAAGTGTATGGACTGGTCAAAAGATACAGCAATCCCAATCTTTCTAACTTGGCTTACTTGGATATAGAAAATGATGTAGAACTTATAACAGGTGACATAACCGATGACGCTAACATGAATCATCTTATGAAATCTCTCCGTCCGAATGAATTTTACAATTTAGCCGCACAAAGTTTTGTGGGTGCAAGTTGGGAACTGAACAAACAGACTAGTGAAGTAAATGCTATAGGGGTTCTCAATATACTAAATGCCATAGTTGGTCATAACCCAACAACAAAATTTTATCAGGCAAGTACAAGTGAATTGTATGGAAATGCAAACACAGACGGAACTCAGGATGAGAACACTCCATTCCACCCACGTTCTCCATATGGCGTTTCTAAGTTGTATGCATATTGGATGACCGTTAACTTTCGAGAGAGTTACAGCCTACATGCTTCTAATGGTATATTGTTTAATCATGAATCACCAATTAGAGGAAAAGAATTCGTCACTAGAAAAGTAACAGACGGTGTTGCAAAGATAAAATTAGGCCTTGCTAAAAAACTCACACTAGGTAACCTCGATGCTAGAAGAGACTGGGGATTCGCCGGTGACTTTGTTGAAGCTATGTATTCAATGATGCAGAAAGACGAGCCAGGTGACTACGTGGTGTGTACAGGTGTACAACATTCCATTAGAGAATTACTAACTCATGC